GCGCTACGGTCTTTGTTTAACTCTTCGGTAAAGCTCCAATTTGGTATTGGCACTTCCCACTTTTTATCGCCTGCACTGTTTTGTACTAATACCTTAAATTTCATAAAATTAGACGCCTAAATAGTGATATTCGTATATAATCTCGGCTCTTGCCCCAGCTCCATAGCTTGAGGCGGTTAATACGATATTGTTAATGTTTGGTCGTAGCGTCCACCAATCCCCGCTTACTTTATCAAATACGTTTGTGTCGTTTGCAAGTTTTGCGGTATGTAAAAATGTATTAAGCTCTATGTAGTCGTCTTCACCTGCTAAATTGTAGTCAATAGATAGTTGTAGCCCTGTGGTGTTATTTTTAATAACGGAGTCGTTCATTATTCCGTAAAGCCTGATTATCGGGTAAGCGTCTACATTTCCAAGGTTATTTATATCTACATTTCCTGCGCTTCCGCCTGAAAAGTCAAAAGGTATTTCGCTTGGCACTTGTCCGCCTGCACCCTCAAAAATATACACTCTAGTATTTGAGGTCGTACTACTTAAGAAAAATGGAAAAGGCGCTATAAGCTCAATTCTAAAGTTGCCCCGTTGCATTTGCCCTGCCTCATAAGGCATTTCAAGGCGTGAATTTACGATACAATCGGCTTTTACCTCAAGTCCTGCACGGGTCGTAAATACTACTCGCTGTAGGCCATTAAGAATAGTGAAAGCCTGCCCTAGTGCCCGTCTTTTGTCTTCGTAGTCTTCTGGGTCGTCTGCGATTATTTCGCCCTCAATCCCCAAAACACGCGCACCAAAGTAAGCACTACCATACCGTGCCCCGTGATAATTCCCCATGTCTTTTACGTTCAACCGTACACTTGGATAATCAAACCCTGTTAATTTCTTAAATAAGTACCCGCTTTCCCAAGTACCTATCGTTAGTCCATTACACAATATAGAAGTTATCATAGGTTGTTGTTTCTATACATAAATGCTAATCGGTCATTTATAAACTCGGCGTCTGTGCGGTCTTGTACGTTCATAGTTATATTCTGGTTGACCGTCGCCCCGCCATTACTTGCCCCTGCTACGGCTCCTGTAAGGCTCTTGGCAAGGTCGGCGCCTGTCAAGCTCATTAAACCACTCTTAAAGTCAAACCCTGATAAATTATCGGATAATTTGCGGTAGGTATCCTCAATTATGCCCGTGCCCATTTGTACATACTCTACTAAACTTGGGCTTGATTTGTGAAATGGTGATATTTGGCTTAATGCGTCTTTAATCTTGCCTGCTATCTCTTTGGCTTTATTCCATAGAGCCTCAAGTTGCCCTATCATGTCGCCTGCAAAGCGCTTAATGTTGCCTATGATAACGTCAAGTATTCCCGTAATAATTTGCTTTACGGCGTCCCATGCGCTTTTTGCGGTTTGTTTTACCGTTTCTAGTGCGCCTTTCCAATCACCCGTTAAAAGTTGCCCAAAAACCTTAAGCGCACCACCAATTAAGGTAAATGCCAGCTTAAATATGCCTGTGATTATTTCCCAAGCACCTTTGGCAATCTGCATTATCCAGTCTTGATTTTCCTTAAACCAATTTGCAAAGCTCTGAAATAGTCCGCTTAAAAAAGTAACAACACCGTCTACCAAGTCGCGGATACCCAAAAAGTTAGTTTTCCATGCGGTAAAAAGTGCGGCTACTGCAAGAATAATTAAGGTAATAGGATTAAATAGCATATTAAGAAGTCCTATTATTGTGCCAATGATAATGAGGGCTCCAAGCGCAATAGCCAAGCCTTGTAGGAAAGTAATTACAAGCTCTTTGTTTGCCACTATCCACTCGCCAAGTATTTTAAGTTGTGCAACAAACCACGCTATAGCGTCGGCAATAGCTTTTGCGGTTGAGGGGTCGGCGCCAGTAAATGCTTGTATGAGGCTTTGAATTTGTGCGGTTGTATCTTTTCCTTGGAATAAACCAACTATTGCCGTTCCTAATTTGCCCATCATCTCAATAAATGCCGTCATTCGGTCAATAATTCCGCTATTGGTAAACCACTGCACAAGCGGGTTAAGCGCATTTTGCAGTAATGTACCAAGGGCAAGTTTTAACTCAATAATTTTAAGGTTCATTTTTGCCACATTGTCGGTGTAGGTTCCTTGGAATTTCTCGCTTGAGCCCATTGTAAGGTTAGTAAGCTGTAATAAGCCTACATACTTTGCCATTTCGTCATCGCTTGCGGTTAGCGTCTTACCGCTTTTCTTTAAGCTATCCTCGTACGCCTTAATCTGGGTTGCAAGTTGTTTTGATATACCCGCACTTTCGTTTGCTGTGCCATTCCAGCCTTGTAATACCAACTTTCCCTTTTCGGTTATGTTACTCCAGTTTTCGGAAATACCACTCATATTGCCTAATGCGCTGTTGTTTGTAGCGTACGCAAACGTCAAGTTTTTAACAGCGTCGGCAAGGCTTATGCTTTCTGATTTTCCCGTTATGGCCTCGTTAGTAAACCGTTTAAGTAGGTCTGCGCTCTGGTCTAGGGTGAGCCCTGATTTTATGAGGTTTTGCAAGCCCTCGCTCGCGGCTCCTGTACCTATTCTTAAATCCTTTCCTAGCATATCGGCAAGTGCCCGTGCCTTTGTTGCATTTTGTCCAAAGCGCTCACTCATTATGCCAAGTGCGATATTAGCCTTGTCGGTTTCGCTCTTAAGGTCAATAGCTGATTTTGCAAATAGGGTAAATGCACCAGCGCCTACGGCTCCAATGATTTTAACGGTATTCATAAACCCGCTAAAGCTATCTTTTAGCTCTTCACCAAACTTTGAGGCGCTACTTTTCAATCCGCCCATCATGCTTTTTGCTTCACCAACACCACTTTTGAGGTCGGTTAAGTCTGATTTGAATTTAGCGATTACTGCGCCTGCATTAAGCATAGTTTCCCCTCCTTGTTTCCCATGCCTTATTGACGTAATCGTCATACTTACAATGGCATGCTTTACATAATTGTATGTAATCTAAAATATCTCTTTTATATTTGCCAGATATGTTAGCCCACTCTACATTTTCCGTGCTTTTGCACTTAATACATACTTTTGCTTTTCCATAATTGCGCTTTATCCATAAGTGTATTGCATGATACCCAGCCTTATTACCTTTCCAATTATGATTATCTTTGCCCGCTAAATGCCCCAACAATAAACCATCTGTATTTATCCGTTCCTTTTGTTCTTTGTTTAGTTTTATTCCCTTATTCCAAGGAATATGTTTTTTTGGAAATGCCATAGGTTTATTTTACTCTGCGCCCCATTAAGTTGCGCAACTTATCAAAAGCTCCCTTTTCGGGCATATTATCATCTCTATTATTCATGTTATACATTTCGTCCAGTTTTCTCAATTGGTTTTCAATATCACGTATTACGGAGCGCTGTAAATTTTTATCGGAATAGGGGTATGAGGACACAATAATAGCTTTGTAGTCGGCATGTAGGATATTCCGCTTAATCATGTCGCGGAAATAAATAGCCTCATCAAGGTAGGTGTCGTCTAAAATCTCGCTCTTACTCCAATGGTAGTAATAAGCTAAATTATGGACAATGCCCCGTATCCAATGCTCAATTTCGTTGCTTATCTCTTCACGGCCTCTAGTGTCTTCTGGGGCTTGTTTAGATACAGGGCTTGCATTTTTTTTGCGTTGTCTAGGATTGACTTAATGTTATTAAGCTCAATTAGAGCTACTACAAGCTCCATTGCGTCGTCAATTCCGCAATCATCAAGCAAAAAATCTACCGTTATGTCATCGCTGTTGCAAGCTAAAGCCACAATATCGGCAATATGAGGTAATGCACTAGCAATAAGCATAGGTGCTTTCGCTAAAGTCTCTTCGGTGCTTTCCTTATCAAGGTTGGCAATTTGGCTTTTTAGGTCTTCTGGTAGCCCTGAAAGTCTTTGTATTACGTTAGTTAGCTTCCTTATGGGAAGTTTTTTTATTGTTATTTTTTTACCCGCTAGGGTTAATTGTTTTTCTATCATATTAAAAATTGTTATCTGGGCTTTCATGGGGTAGCACTCCCCAAGCCTCTATTGATAACAGCGCAACTATTTTATTTAGTCGGTGCTATCGCCTACGTGCCCAAGCCATGACCCGTTGGCCTTGGTTGTATCAACAAGAGCGATAAAGGGTACTTCATATACTCTTTGGTCTTCGTTGGTATACTCAACCTCCACCTCGTCAAAAGCTATAGCTTTGTAAAAAACTACATCCTCGGACGCGTCGGTATCATCGTTGGCTAATGGGTGTAGTATCAGTTGCCCAGCTTCGGCAAGAAGCCTTGCACCTGCATTTTTACCCATTGTAAGGCGCCCGTCGCTATTTCCCGCAAGTGTGCCCATCGGAAATATCTTTTTCAAGGTCGCAATCTGCGCCTCGGTAAGACGTACCGTTATTTGCCACTCTTCACCGTTTAAGGCATAGTCAACTGGTGTTTCGCCCCACTGGTCGGCAGTGATTTTAGCAAACTCTGGTGTGTAGGTTAAAGTAACCCCACCTTTTGTATGCCCAAGTTCAACACCCTTAAAAAGCACTTTACAAGCTCCAATCTTGATATTTTGTGTGTTTCCCATTTTGTTTTTTCACCTCCCTTTCTTATGGTTTAACTAGTAATACTTTCATTGTAGTAACTCTTCGCTAAAAATGCTACTCATTAAAAAGTGAGGTTAGGGGCTTTCTTTTGCCTCGTGCCTCCTCAATAGCTTTGCGTTGTTTGGCGTAGTCGTCTAGTACCTCATCGCGGTATTTTTTAGGAATGTTGGTAAAAATAGAAGTTATTTTATTACAGCGCGGGCACTTAAAGATTACTCCGCCTTGTGCTATAGCCTCATACCCAAGTAAGGTATTACACGTATTCCCGTCTGGTAATTCCCCTTGACAGCGTACCTCTTTGCATAAATACCCATTGATAATTGGCATAAGTTATCTACACATAAATACATAATTACACGTAAACAAGTGTCGGCTATTTTCATCTTGACCTAAATATGTAGGCTCTTGCAAGGCGTTAATTTGCATTACGTCCGTACCACCTGCTTTAAGCACTAATCTATCGTCTTTTTTATCAAGCAGTCTAAATATGTCGTAGGCTTTCGTGAGCCCCGCTTTGTAATCGGTATTGCGTACTAAAATTTGCACGGTTGGCCGTTTAATGGGTATATCTTTGTATGGCTCAACCCCGCCAGTTGCCACTAATGCTACTTGGTTATCTTGGCTCCCTGCAAAGCCTGAAATAAAGATAGTGCTACCCATCGTCCCTACGGCCTGTTGCTGTAGGTAGTATGCTAAATCGTCTAGTAAGTTTTCCATAATTTTAACCGCCTAATAAATTTGCTAATTCCTGCTCTGCTATCTGTGTCCACTTGCTTATATTCATTTTTAGCGGGTCTTCTAAATACTTCTTTTTTCTGCCCTTTTGGTAGTTTCGTACTACCATGAGCTTACCCGTCTTACTATTTTTTGCAAAGCCCTCGTGCATATAAGCCGCATAATCAGTATTGTAGGCTACGGCGCTCCCGTCGCCATCCCAATACGCATTACCCATTTTTGACAAATTGCCCGTATCGTGGGGCACTTCCATACGGGAAATGACTAGCAAAGCGTCTGCCATTTCCATTAGTACCCGCTTTCCCATATCGTCAAAAGACTTGCCAAGTCTATTTAGCAAGTCCTGAAAGTCTTTGTCATCAATGTCAATTTTAAGTGCCATTATTCTTTTGTCCTAATGAGTAATACTTTTTTGTGGTCGGTGTTACCCGTCAACCCCTTTTTTGTATCTACTCGGACAACTTTATAATTGGTACTTTCCCACGTTATAACGTCATCAAGCGCGATACTTTCGGTAGGTTTTACCCACATTTCGGCGTCAACCGTAAACTCTACACCGTTGCCTTGTACAATCAATCTTTTACTCGCATTTTGAATACGACACCGCACACTAACAGGCGCGCTTGCTACTGGTTTTCCGTAAACATCATAGCTTGCAGTTGCCTTTTTTGTTACTGTTTGGTTTAGATAGCTTTGTACTGGCATATTATCCGCCTATAATTGTAATCAACCTGCTTAAATATCCTCTTGCTTCTGGTGAAATTGGCAAGTTAAAGCCTCCAAGCGTATTACTGCCTCCAAAACTCTCGGAAAGGTCGCCAATGCTATAGCTTTCCACGCCCTCGGCTTGCATTTTGGCACGCTCCCCGCCACCATTTGCAATATAAAGTGCCTGCTCAAGGCACGCATACTTTACCTCAACTGGGACAGCCTCAATGAGCTTGTACCAGCTTGTACTATCAATTGCGGGGCTAAAAGTGCCATCAATCGTAACTTTACCCGTTGCCATGTCAAAATCAGTTACACCATAGGTTTTACCCTTTCCTGTGCCTGAATAAATTACTACTGCGCCTTTGTTGAAAAAGTCATCTGGTAAGTCCTGCCTGTTGGCAAGGTCGGCGTCAATAAAGTAGTTGGTGCTGTTGCTATCTACTTTTCCGCTAAATGTACGGGCATTGGTTCGGGGAAATTTAAGGGCTTGTTTGCCTCGGTAGTCTTGTGGTACTCGGTAAATCAACTCATGGAAAAAACGTAGCGTATCAATTTGCCGTGTAGATATAATAAGCGCTTTTTCCTTTTGGTTGTTAGAAAGCGCCCCCCATTCTGCAATCATAGCTGTACGATTAAGCATTAAGTCCTCGGCTTCGGCTAAAGTGAGGTAACTATTTGCCTCTGGGTGTGTTGGTATTGCGTTTAACATACATTTAGTATAGACAATTTATAATGCCCTTTACAATCATTCTATACAAACCTTTTAAGGATTGCACATAGTTTTTTTGTTGTAGCCTGTATTGTAAATTGTTTGCAATACTCGGCTATGTCTTTTTGGTTATCGTAGTAATGCCCTGCTTTCCAATCATTGTAGGCTTGCCGTAGCGCTCGTCTGGTGCTTTCTACCGTCGGCTCCCAGTAATTACCAAGCTCTAGCCCTCGTAGCTCTATATTGTCATATTTTGCCCGCACCTCGTTTGTCTCAAGGTTGTAGCAATAATCTTTATGCCAATAGTGGCTCATTCCGCTATGATTTGGGACAATTGCCCGCATGCCTGTTGCCATCGCCTCAAGTGGGGTTAATCCAAACCCCTCACCGCGCGTTGGAAATGCAAAGCAATCTGCCTGCCTCATTATATCCATCATTTCGCCTTGCGGTATTCGGCCTTTAATTACCTTTATTTTCGGGTATTCATGCAGTGGTGGGGTAAATGAAAGGGTGGTTTTTAAGATAAGCCGTACGTCCTGCTCGCCGTCTTTTTCGCCAAACTCGGCATTAAAAGCATTAAAGAGTATATCCCAACCCTTGCGCCACTTAAAAGCGTCGTAGTGTAAAAATGTAAACACTTCTTTTTGTTTGCGTTCAAGATAGTAAAAAGCCTCTGGGTTATATCCTAATGGCACTACCTCTGGCATTATCCCAAAAGTGGCGTGCATTGTGTCCGCACAAAACTGGGTAGGCACAATCACTAAATCTGCGCTTTTAAGGTATGGCTCCCAAAAGGCGGGGTATTTGGTAGTCTCAAACATTGTGTAGGCTATTTTTACGGGTGTTTTTACAAGCTGTAGGGTATTTGGTAGGTGATAGCACAACCCTATTTTCTGGCTATCTGCTTTAAGGTCAAAATATACACCCTCTTGTACGGCAAGCGCCTTTATGTTCTTTGCGGTTGTACCGTACCCATCATCATTTTTTACAGGCGCCATATAGTACACATTAAGTAGGTTATTTTTACTTGCGTATTGTCGCTCCTCTTTATCCTTTTGCTCTTGCTCGGCGGTAATACCCTTAATAAAAGCTATTCGCTCTTGTGGGGTTGCCATATCGTACTTTCGTTGAAGTTCGGCAAGCTGTTTTAGTGAGGTAATATCGTGAGAAAATACTTTTTTGGTTTCTTTATTTCTAAAGTAGTATTGCATATTTATCTTACATAATAACATTTTACCTATGGCGGGGAAAAGGAATACTAGGGGCTTTGCAGTCCCTAGTATCCTCTTGGCAGTTTTTCCGCCCCACTACCGCTAGTTTTTACCTACGTGTAGTAGCGCCCGCCATAGGGTTTAGTGCCTATTTAGTCCGTTTGGACAACTACGCCAAGTTCTGGTCGCAAGACGCCAACTCCAAAGAGTACGTCAAGTGTCAACTGGTCGGCCAGTTTATTAGCATTGTAGCTGTACAGGGCACGCATTACCAAACCGCTTTCGGGGTCAGTAATGACGGCTACCTTAACTCCACCACCTCTTGGTGTTGGTAACGGTCTCATTGCAAGCACGATTGCTCGGCGGTGCATAAGAGCGTTGGAGTAAACGGTAGGTGAGCCAGCGCTAGGAACAAAGATACTCTCAAAGCTCCTAAAACCGTGGATTTTGCCTAGCTCGCCATCTTGAATAGCTACGCCGTTGCCATATTTAGCAACTTCGGTAAATCTACCATTTTGCAAAAGCAAGTTGGTAGCTCCACTATCCCAATACCCAAAGCGACCCTCCATAGGTGCTCTATTGTCTGTAAGCGTTTTTCTGGCTTGCAAGACGTACTGCTCTATGGTGTCCTTATCGGCGCTTTTGGCGTCAATAGGAGTATTGGTAAAGTTTGCAAATTGAGCCGCAATTGAGGTTTCAATCTTTTCTGCCAAGGCTGTAATCATGTCGCCAAGGTAGGTATCCTCAATGTTGCGGTCTGCAACTGCCTGCGCGTAGTCTTCTACGGCAATCGTGGTTTCCCAATGCTGATTAACGGTGATAGCCACATTATCCATTGCTGGATTTTGAATGGTTACATCGCCGTTTTCGGCTTTCTGGTTCGCAACAACTGCGCCCAGTTTAGGAATGTTGACAATCGCACCCATTTTAACGGTGTCGGTTGCACGATTTCCAACAACTTCCATTTCTTTAGTAACATTTCTCGCAAGGTGCAATCTTGCTTTAAGCACGCCTAGTGCTTCTTGAGCGATGATTTCGGGTGTTACTTCCACTACATCGGCTCTAACTATGTTTCCCATAATTTAGTAACTCCTAAATAACTTTTAATAATGCCCTATTTAGTGGGCGTTTGAGGGTTTACGTCGTCAACAATCTTGCCCTCCCTCTGTGCCTGCAAGATTTTATCCCTATTTTCTTTGTAGAATTTAGGGTCTAGCAATTGTGAGCGCTTAAATGTCGGTGTGGTATTGCTACCTCCGTCTGGTGCGCCCCCGTCTGCTCCGATATTTTTTTTATAGTCGCCTCCGTTGCCAGCTCCAAAAAGGTATTTTTTACCTGCTTTCATTTTTTCAATGATTGAGGTAACACTTGTGCTGTCCACGCTTCCATCCTCTGAAAGCGTAACCTCGTCCAAGTTTGCCAAGGCTACGACGGCGTCGGCGTCCACTGTACCTGCCTTTATCGCCTCTAACTTAAGGGCGTTCATTTTAGCATTGCGGGCGTACTTTTTTTCGTACTCTTCGCGCTTTGATTTTTCTTTTTCGGCAAGTTCTTTATATTTCCCTTGCTCTTCCAAGCGCTTTTTTTCCGCTTCTGCCTTTTCCTTTTCTTGGGTTTCTTTCCAAGTTTTTAACTCCTTAAGCTGGTCGTTCACCTCATCAAAGCGGGCTTTGGGTATCATAATTTCTTTACCCTCACCATCTTTGCCTTTGTCGGCGCCGTTGTCGTCGCCACCTTGACCACCTTTGTTTTTTTGGTCTTTATCGTCTGCCATAGTTTTGTCTCGCCCCGTATCGTGGTTGCGTTACGTAAATTGATAATGGCTTTAACAATATAGTAAAGATTGCTAAAGTATTTTGCAAGTGGTTTTGTTGAGCCCTAAGTTTATATTAAGTAGTGGCTATATTTACTTTCACCATTTACAGATATACGTATATGATTTGTAGGAGCGTTTAAGCAAGGTATTAAATAAATTTTGTCTGGTATTCCGTTTTTCATACCTATAAGTAGAAAGTAATCACAATAAATTTTATTTTGGCCGTGTCTTTTTCCCATTGTTACTTTTCTCAAATTAAAATCCCAATAATAAGTTTTCTTTTTTGTACTTACTTTAACTGGGTGAGATATTTTTATATCGTAGGTTATTCCTTTATCCTTATGTTTAACATCACAATCGCTAGTAGGGTTGTCTTTTGATAAGTGGATAAACTCACTAGGAGGTAATTTATAATGCTCGGCTAATTTGTAAATTCCAAACTGCTCATAAAAAATTCTAAAATCTGTACCGTTCATATACTTTTATTTTATAGTAGTTTCCTACCTTTACAAGCGTATTATTTGTAATAATCCCCTACTCTCCCCTGCTATAGGTCTACCACTATTTAGCCTCAAGAGGGGTGCATTATAACGGTGGGGGAGGGGATTAGTGCCCTATTTCCCGCACTTTTGCGGTAATTACTACAGGGTGTATAAAATACCCTATTTAAGATAAGGTAGTAAAGTTTCAATATCCTTTCTTACTTGGCTATTTTTTGGTAGTCTTGAGGCTAGCTCTTTTATCTTTGTGGCTTTGCCTTGCTCTAAATATGTTATAAACTCGGCTACTCCATCAAGCCCCAATTCTTTTACTAGTGCTTTGTGGGCTTTGTTAAGCTCCGTAAAATCTTGTGCCTCATCTGCACTTATGCCTGCAACCATTAAATGTAGATTAAAACGTGCGTCTTCGGGATGTTTGGCTCGTAGGCTTTCCATAGCCTCTACGTCTGCATTTTCCCATGCTGTGCGGTAGTCTTCTATGTCTTCGTTACCTATATTCTTATTGGCGTTCTTGGTTGTCTCTTCGCTTGGTATATTGTTTATGGCTTCAACAAGCCCTGTTGTGTCTTTTATATTTACTTCGCCTAGCTCTGGGTCGGTGATAAAAATAGGGTCGCTCATAGGTTTATACTACTTTCTAATTTCTTGAAATAATTATAAAGTTCTGGCATTGTTTTTTGTACCTTATCTGGGTCTAGCTTAAATTGCGCGTACCCGTCTGCAAATATCTCTTTGTATTGGCGCAAATATTTTAAGTGGCTTGCTGGTAGTTTGTAGTTTGTCCCGCCCAAGTCAACACTCAACCCTAAATACAGGTCGTGTATATTGTCATCGTTAATGTTTTTTATACCGTACGTTGCAATCCTATTTTTAATGACCTGTGCCCCGTGTGCTTTTACCACTTCGTTAAATTCTGGGGTATTGCTCAACATCTCAAAGCGCTTAATAAATTTACTGTATTCATTGTTGCCCATTTTAATAGGTTGCGGGTCGTTATAGCGGTAATCTATAAAGTGGCCTACCTCATGTCTAAAAGTATGCTCATTTTCTTTTGGTGTCCGTTTGTCGCTTGTTTTGGGATTGTAAATAAGTTTATTTTCATCGGCACTATATGCCCCGTAGCGATTACCTTGCTTACTTTCGGTTACTTCAAGTCCTCGGCGCTTTACTAGGTCGGCTTCAAAAGCGGAAAGCTCGTACTGCTTACTCCCATACTCAAATTTAGCCCCTGCTTGGTTATCTTGTATGTTGTCTTTGTATGCCTTTGCAAAACTTGTTGTGGTAACTGCTTTTTGTATTTTTGCTTTATTATCCTTAATGACACTCGCTCTAATTTGCTGGTATGGTCTATATTTTTGAGCTTTAGCGTCCCATGCCACGGCTACATCTAAATACTTATCGTGGTAGGGGCTAAATACGTGTCGGCAATTCGGGTGAAATAATCCGCCCTGCCGTGCCATATCTACGCTTATGTGGCTTGGGTTCCTGCCAGTTAGTGATAATACCTTGCCCTCCCAAGGTGCACATAATTTACATGCGCCCATGTGGTTACTTACTACTACTAAGTCGTACCCGCTTTCAACCATTCTGTTTGCAACACCCGTATTGTGTGCTTGAGTAAGTTTGGTGCGTACCAACATTTCGCTATAACGGCTTAAGTCCCACTCAACCCCGCCCTTGTCGCGTAGTGCGGTAATTCCCGCTTTGCGCAACTCCTCTTGTATCAATTTTTGTATGTCTCGGTTTGCCTCACCCGTTATTTGCCCTCGGCCAATTTTAGCTAATATTTGCTCACGGGCTCCCATACTTACCATGCGCTCGGCTGTCCCGTTTAAGCCCTGCATACCGCTTGCAATTGAGCTGTAGGTATCTTGGGCTATTGCCTCTAGCGCCTCTTGGTGAAAATGGCTAAAATCTGCGTCAAAGCGCACATTGCTACCGCGCTCGTTAAGGTCTTTGCCACTTTCCCAAAGTCCAAGCTCATAAAATCCACCAATGTTAAGACGTACCCATGCTTGGGTTGCTTCGTCGCTCTGGTCTACTATCTGTTTGACTTGCTTTAGGATTTCTGTACGACGGGTTGGAGTAGAGTAGTCGGCTTCACTTAAAGTAGTACCTAGCTGTCCGTAGGCTTCTTTTACGATATTACCAAAAAGTGATACGCTGGGGTCGCTTGGCACTACCCCTTGTGGTTTTGTAGTAGGCATACATATTATTATGCGTTATTTTTATTGTCTTTTCCTGTGGTTTTGTCATCCTGTGCGCCTGTATTGTCTTTTCCGTTTTTTACAAATAGGGGATTAGCCGTAAACTTCGGCGCCATCTCTTCTTTTTCTTTGTTAATTTTTTTTAACTTGTCTTCTGCCTCCTCAATCTTAATGCTGTCTAGGGTTGCGATTGCGTCTACTTTTGTGGTAAGTCCTGCCTCAAGTCGGCGCTCTTCGTATTCCAAAGTCTCTAGTGCGTCGTTGATTATGCCATCCTGCCATTGAATAAGTGGCTTGACTGCCTCACCCTGCATTGTTTTACCTCCACACTTAAGGTTGTTTGCCTTTGCAAACTTTTGAGCCGTATAAAATAGGCGCTTTAATCCAATATCATAATAAAGCTCTTTGCGGTGTTTTTTGGCAAGTGTTCGTAGTAATCGGTATTTTAGAGCCCGTCCGCTTTCGGCTACGCCACCTGTATCAAGTCCAAGGATTGCGGGGTTAGTATCGGAAAACATCATCAAAAACTCTACCATTTTCTCAATCTGGCTAAATGCACTCTCAAGTTTGGCGTCCCATACTATGTATTCTGGCTTCTGGGCTTCCCCTCCTTGACCGCTTACTATTTCAATCATGCCAAACTTTTTACTTGGTATTTTCCCGCTATCATCAAGCACGCCCTGTGGTACGGCAAGTATCGGCTCTCCGTGTTTGTCTAAAATAATATCTATGTTGGTAAGTCTTTTATTGATTGCAAATATAAGGCTTAAGAGGTCTTTATAGTCTGATATACCAAAATAGCGCGTGTTAATACGGTAATTAGGTATATGCACTATCAAAAAGTCATCCACTTTTGTCTCTACCTCTGGTTGTAATGGGTTGCCATCCTTACCAGTCATATAACTTGCTACGTCCAATTCGCCTACTATCTTTTCGCCCTCCATCTGGTATAGCTTATATTCAATTTTGCCCTTTGTATGGCGCTCAACAAAAAGAGCGTCAACTACTTTACTGTCAATATTTACCTTTACTTTCCAAGCCAAGCGGTGGGCTGTGGGTTCTGCCCGTACGTTCCCCTCGTTAATTTCGGGAAACCAAAAGGCGGGGTTAATGTCTTCAATTACAAGGTTGCCGTTATCGGCTCTCATTCTAAAAATAACATCACCATTGTAGGATTGCTCTAGTCCGCTTTCGTATATCTGCATTCCAAGATGGTTTTCGTCCATCATTTCACTAAAAAAATCCATGTCGCCTTTAGGTAGGGTAATAGTCGGAAACTCCTCAAAAAGCATATCGGCGGAAAGCCTTGAAATGAGCCCGCCAAAGTTAGCGGTAAGGTATTGTAGAGCCTTATAGTCCTTTTTTAGGTCTTTGGATAAATGACCAAAAATATCGTAATGCTCACCTAAAAAGATTTTTTGATATTGTTCATAATCTGCAAGCCTGCTTTTGTCTCGGCTGTTAGGTGGGAATGTGTCCATATAATTCATTCTATGCAATCAATAACTTTGTTGCAATTGATTTAATGATACATTTTTTTTTGCAATTTCTCTAATCATCTAAAGCGTTACCCTCAAATACCCGTGCTTTGGGTCGTTGCCTTACTTCACGGGCAAGCATTAAGCTATCAAAAGCGTCATCATTGGCGCCTAGCGGAAACTCCTCTATTTCTTTTCTTATAGTAGCATAATTTGGGTGGTCTCTGCGTAGATAAACAAAGCCACTCTCAAAAGCGCTTGCATGTATTTTTGCCCGCCTTATTTTATCTTTGTCGGTTCTAATTTCCATCAATCGGCACGTGTAAATACCCCGTCTGTTTAATTCCTGCCTTACCAGTTGTGCTAATCCTTTTTGGTATGCCACGGTCTCAATACCAAGTAAGGATATTTCCCACTCTACCACTGCGTCGCAAATTAGTTTAACCTGTGCGTTAATATCTGGGTATTTGCCGTGTTTTAGGTCAAGCATGTACTCTTTACTACTTAATCTATCAAAACCCATAACGTACATACTAAAATTATCCGCACTTTGTTTCTCGGATATTGCGGGGTCAACACCCGCTACACGTTCTAAAGTGTGTATCCATTTTTTTTGTCGTAACTCGTCGGTGTCTGCAACCTGCGTAATCCACATATCGCGGTAGCCGTAGTCTTTGAGCCATCCTAGCTTAATAATGCGGTCTTGGTCATCTTGTGGCTCGTTTTGTAGCTCCTGTGCAAAAACGATAGAGCCCACATAATCGGGGTGGGTTGGGTCGTCTTTGATTGACCGTAAATAATCTGCGCTAAAGCGTGCCTCCCATAAACTCGTACCGTCGTCTTTTAGTGCTTTGTATATTTTTGTTTTCCAAGCGCTGTATTTATCCTTTTTTTCTAGCACTTGTTTAAGTAGGGCGTTGTAATGAAGTATCGTACCAATATAAATTATGTTTTTGCTGTACCTATCCATTGCTGGCTCAAGGTCATAGTCAAACCATTTTTGTAGTTTTTGGCGTTGTTCCGCGCTATAAACTGCCTCTAGGTTCTCTAGGTCGTCAATAATGGCAAGGTCGGGGCGGTGGTTGTTGTATTTTAATCCTCTAATTTTCATACCAGCACCCAAGGGAAGTATAAAGCAATCATCCTTAAGCCCGTGAATAACAAAGCCCTCCTCGCCCCATTTATCGCTTATCGCGTCTGGGTAAATAAACTGTATTGCTGGGTTACTTTCAATCTCGGCACGTAAACCACTGGTAATAAGTTTTGCCTGTAAATGTGTATCTGATATGTACGGTACAAAATGTTTAATTCCATTTAATGATACCCACGCCAAGTAAATTAAGCCTACAATGGTAGATTTTGCAAAGCCACGGGGAGCGCCTACACCAATCTTACCCTCGGCAAGCAATAACTCTACAAGCTCGCGGTGAAAGTCTGGTACTTTATCGCCCAAGTGTCTATTGAATAGAGCCGCAAAATCCCAAAAGTTCTCGGCTTTTGAGTAATGCCACTGTAAAAATTGTCTTGTTTTTGCCTCACCAAACTTATTTATTAGTAGGTGGGGTTGTAGTGCTGGTCTTGTCATCTTTATAGTTATTAAGTGCAAATTGCGCCATGCGCATTAACTCGTCCATTGGTGCATTTTCAAGTCTACCCCTGTGGGTAATCTCGCCCTTGGTAATCTCGGTGGCAATGCCAAGTAGGGTACGCTTGCCATTTTTAGCCATTTTAAGGACGTTGGCAAGGTTAAACATATCGTAGGACAACTTGCGTAGCATTTTTATTGCTAGGGCTTTTTCTTCAAGCGTAGACGCCTGTAATACCTTTTGCTGGCTTTGCCTCATCATTTCCATTGCAGTATTAACAATATCCTCTACTCGGTTCCAGTCCTCAAACTCTTTGTATTGCTCGGCTTCGGCTATATCTCTCATCTCGGCTTGAAATTTTGCTACTGCGGTTTTAGTAGCACTTTGCCTGCGCTCTAGCCACTTTTCCTTTGTACTCATTTTATGAATAGTTACGGGGTGGCAATCAAAATGGCGTGCCACTTCATCAAGAGTAGGGTAGTCGCGCCCGTTGGGTTTTGAGCAAAAATATAAAAAGGCTTCGTCTTTATTCACCCATTTATAAAATCCTTTTGTGCGCTTTTCGTGTTTTTTCATAGTTCTTACTTAAAAGTGTACTAACTTTAATAATGTTTTTCTATACTAGCAGTTAAGTTACCTTACTGCTACTTTTGTCTTTGTATCAATTCTAGGCTCTGTATCGTGTTTTCTTGCGGTATCCTTGAAACCCGTTAGCGTAACCACTGCCCTAAAGCTGTCGGCCATATTACTAAAGCGTGTGGGTTTATCGTACTCCCTAATGTATTTGTCATTTTCAATTAGTCCTGCTTTTTCCATACAATCGTTAATACTAGCTATTAGGTTATCTAAATCTGCCTCGTAGCGCCCCTTAAAATAAATGTCGTAAGCGCATGTGTAGGGTGGCTTAAGGGTGGCGCCTAGCCTGTTGGCTACGGTGTAGCCTAGTAGTTCAGTAGTTACTTGCTCAAATTCTCGGTAGGCTTTGCTTGAGATTATGAAAGTGTGCCCCCCATTGCGTACTATTTGCTTGCTGTTTTTTTTCGCAATAATGCGGTAGGGTATCTCAAACGTAATACTTATCTTTTCCATAGCAAATACTAGTATACAGGGTGGTAAAGGTCGGTAAAAGTGATTTTGTGTATTGAATGGGGATAAGTTAGCGGTAGGTTACGGGTAGCTCGTTATACATCATGCTTTTAACCTGCTTCATTGCTACCGCGTATTCCTGTGGCGTTACGGTTGCTTTTCTTGCATAAAAAAGGTCTGCTAGTTCTTGGAGCCTTGTATTGCTCTCAAAAAAGAAAAAGAAGCGGTTACGGTCTCCCCGTTCCAGCTTCGTAATTTTTATACCGCTTAAGACAAGATAGCTTGCTAGGTATAAATCTTTTGTTTTATATAGTCCGTTTTCCATAGTATCTTGCATATTTATCTACAATTTGTCCACAATTTAATAATACACAATTTAGGGTGCTTTCAACAACAAATAAGTAGTAGGAGTAATGCACAACTTGGCTTGTATTGCTACTTACCTTGTTGTCGGCGTCAACACATAGTACGTATGTGTCCAAGCTAGGGAGGGCTAGACCCCTAACAAAATTGCCGTATGGGAGGTTGTCGCCCGTAATGTACCCGCTTACGGTCTCTATTTTCCCACATTTAATTTGTTTCCTAGTATCTATTTGGGTTTGCAGTCTAGCTTGCGCCTTTCCTAGCCCGCCTGTATTTTCAGTCCCGCCTTAAATAGGTATCGTCAATTAGTATCAACGGCTCCACTCCCTATAGCACTACTCCTACTACTCATCGCCCCTTTTTACCTTATCAGTTTAGCGTACAACTTTTCGTATTGCTACTTGATATTCCTTATGTAAAAGCTCGTATTTCCCTTTCATAACAGCTAAAAAGCTGTCAATTGCAAGCTGTGGGTTAAGTTCTGGTATTTCTGGGTATCCTTTCCAAAGATAATCGTCAAAAATCATTATGCCGTTTTGCTTGAGTAGTCGCCATGCAAGTACCGCGTCCTCTAACACATCTGGGGCGGTGTGTGAGCCATCAACATAAATAAAGTCAAAAACAGGTGCGTTTATTTCCCGTAGCATTTTCTGGCTTTCCATTTGATAAATAGCTATCATGGCCTCGTAGGGTTTTGTATTTTCCAAAAAGCGTGCTTTTACCCCGTCAAAGCTAAAATTGCGGTCTTTGTGCTCCATACTACCGCCAAACGTATCAACCACACTTATTTTGCAGTTTTTGCCAGTAAGCACATTGCTACATAACCAGTATGTAGCTTTACCCTCAAAACAGCCTATTTCTAAAAAGTTCAAGTCCTCTTTTCCTATGTATTCTGCAAGCAGTTTTTGCCAGTTTCCTATATTCCCACTGAACCAGTCGCATGTAAAAGTCATATTATATTTAATCTGGCATACTCGCCAAAAACTTCTAATACTTTATTATTGTATGCTATAGCCGCTTCTTTTTCGGTATTAAACCTACCTATATGAAATGACTTACCGTTAATCCTGTATTGTGCGTCCCATTTTCTATCTCTCTTAAAATAATGGACACCTTTATATTTTGAGCTTTTGTTTTTTGCTTTGCCTCTATTCATTACGCTTTGTTGTGGCGTAACTTCTCTTAAATTTTCTGGCTTATTGTTTAGTTTGTTTCCGTCTATATGGTCAATAAATCTTGGCATTTTTCCATGCAATAAAGCAAAAATTATTCTATGGGTTGCTATAGTACGAATTTTCCCGTCTGTTTTTATACTCGTAACATAGTAACCCCAATAATTTATGGTTTTACCAATTTGTCTTTTTAGTCTTCTGCTAAAAAGCTCTCCGTTTTCGTTTGTGTAGTAGTTTTTAAGATAATTCATACAGTTATAACACCCCGTGTTGTTTTTGGGGTGCAATCGTCGCAATAATAATGCTTGTTTACTTCATGTCCACACAATTTACAAAGTGGCTTTTTGCACTCCCAGCACAATTTATTTGCGGGCTTTAGCGGGTGCTTTTCGCATGTTGGTACTTGTCTGTAATAATTCATGGCTGTTTACCGTAAAAATTATAAATTTTCCACTCTTCTTTTGGTGGCTGGCCTGTTGCGCTTGACAAGCTCGCCCCCTCTGGTAGTTGGGTAAGCATTGGTAAACCCTGCTTTATTCGCTCGGCATTAAGATAGTGTAGCTTTTTTTTGTTCTCGTCGCGTGTCCATCCATAGTGATAAATTGTTATGTGGGGTAAGTATTGCCCCTGCACAATCGCCCCGTCTTTATGTATCTGGGCGTGTATTTGAGGCGCAAAGTAGTACCCGCAATTGAGCTTAAATAGTCGCCCCTGCCAATCTGGGTAACAGTCTGCGCGGTAATGTCCTTTATTCCCTACAAAATCAATGCGTGATAGTCGGTATACCTCGCTTGTACCGTACTCTACATAATTAAATAGGGCGTCGTAGGCTGGTATAAATAAGGTCTCGTCGCTGTCCAGCATAAAAACCCACTCCGCACCCTGCCTTTCCGCCTCGGCAATAAGCATGTTGCGCCACTTGCCAAAATCAATAGTATTGTCGTTTGACTGCAAAACTCGTGAGGATGGAAAGCGGGTAGCAATAAGGCTGGTGCTTTTATCTACGCTTCCTGTGTCTAAAAATAGATAATGGGAAAAGTAAGCGGGTATTTTATCAAGCGTCCACTCTAGTACGTCTTCGTCATTTTTATATGGCATGCACAAAGCTACTTTAGGTCTCATTGTTTTTAAGCGGGTGCAAATTAGTAAATAGCTCGGCCTTTGTCCACAATTTAGCGCCTGTATAGTCAAAATCTGGCGGGAGGCTATCTAGCATGGGTTTACCCGCACTCATTCTGTCATAATTCACGTATTTAAGCACGCTTCGCTTTCTGTCTACTATCTTTGAGTAATGGTAAATGTGGTGCTTTGGTACTTTAGTATAAAATCCTGCGTTTGACATTACAGCTTTGCCGTTTTTGTCGTGTAGCATTTCGTGTAGTTTATTCTTGAAATAATACCCTTTATTTAACCTAAAAAATCTGCATTGCCAATCTGGGTATACTGTCGGGTCGTAATGGTTAAAATCCTGTACAAATTCATATCTTGGCACGGCTAGTACGTCGTGTTTTTCCGCAAGTTCTTTTAGCGCGTCTAAATCCTCTTTAAGCATAGCCTCGTCTGCGTCAAGCATAAAAAGATAGTTGGCGCCTGCCTCTTCTGCCAGTTGTATTACGATATTACGGGCAAGCGCAAAGTTATTTTGCCATTCCTGCCTATGCACATAAAAGCCGTAGAATAAGCCCAAAAGCTCGTTAGTAAAGTCATTACTCATAAAATCCACGGCTATTTTGGTGTCAAACCAAAAAGCCTTATGGTTTAGCGTCTTTTCAAGTATCGCACGCTCGTTTTTTACTATCATTCCTAGGGCTATATTCATAGTATTATGGTAACAATTTTCCTTGACCTTTTTCATCAAACGTATAAGGCACTGGGTTATTGTTGGCGTCGGTTACATCCGTTACGTCTGCAAAGTCGTAGCGGTAATCCTCGGCACTATCCCAGTAAGGCACTTCTTTTATAACATCGCCTATTGTTACGTAAACATCATCGTAAGCGGTAATTTTATTGCGGAAAGTTTGCACCTTTCGGGGTATTTGTATACGTCCTGCTAAAAACTCATTACCACGGTGGGTAAGGAGCCAATAACCGCGCTTACGTTCCCCATCTTCTTTGCATTTTGCTACTAATCCATGAAAGCGTAATTTTGTCCAGTTCATTTGCTCTTGAGTAGTTAGCTTGTTATCACCTACTAAATCTTTGTAAAGATGTAGGCTGTTTCGCTCTTTTTCAATAATTGAGCGCTTAAATTTCACAAGCGCGCTAATCATACCAGCATTAAGCCTGTGCCAAAACAATTTCATACTTGCCCCGCAATGCGGGCATTTCTCTACTTGATTGTGCATATTTATCTTTAAGTAAATTGATAACGGGTTACTTTTTTTCGTATGTAACCTCTACGTATGTCCCAAAGCCAAAAAGTGCAAGCGGTAAGAAAATAAGCCCAAGGATTAAGCCTTTACCTGCGCTAAATCCGCCTACTTCGCGTTCTTCAACTATTCGCCATCCGCGTAGCATGGTGGCCTCTTTTAATTTTCGGCCTACTATGTCGCCTTTTTTATATCTGATTGTTTTACGCATTTTGTTTTTTCACCTCCCCTTGTTTTATTTTTTTTAATTCTTGTAACCATTCGCGTATAGACCATTGTGTAGCTCTTTGGGTTAATACATAGCCTCTACCCCCAAGCATGCCGTCGTAATCAATGCACCAATCTACCTCTACCATTTCTATTTTCTTAAGCTGTTTTAGAATTGTTTTTACTAGTTTGTCTTCTGCGCCTGTAATTTTAATAAAAGTACGTGTAAAACAAACCTTATCCTCGTTGTCTGCTTCAATCAACTTTTCTATTATTTTTATTTTTACCTCTAATTCATCCATAGTTATTTTTTACTTCTAATTAGCCTAAACCCATATAAACCTGTTTTTATTCCTTTTTCTGCGATATTTTTAATGTCGCTAACCCGTAGTTTTCTAAAATAACTTTGTGTTTTTTTCCCGTGGTTTATCCCGCCACAAGTACAATCACAATGCGTTTCGTGGGCGCATTGGCATTTTTCTTCGTGCCCCCTTGTGCATATTGCCTCACCAAAAAGTGTTTTTACTTTTGGGCTGTTTATTGATTTTTGCAACCCATTACGATTTATTTTCCCGCTTTTGTCTTTTACGTAGTTTTCAATATCAATTTCCTTTTCAAAATCAGTTTGTGGGAGCGTCGCAATGAAAGCCCACTTAAAATCTTGGTGTAATTGTATTGCTGTTTCTGGGTCTGTTGTAGTTAAAAGAAGTGCAAGGGCTAATTGGGCTGGCGCGCTACCTCCATAACCCCAATTAAAGCCATCTGGTGAATGATTATAGATAGACTGGCTATAGTCTGGGTTCAATTTTCTACCGTCTATCCGTATTTCTCGCGTTTCCCAGTTTCCTAGTATGTGCATATTTATCTTATTTAATTGCTAACTTACTATACTTTACTATAGTTTATTAGTGTTTGTCAAGGGGTATTTATCTTTTAAGCAAAAAGTCTATTGCATTACCAATAGCCAAAAAGCTACCAAAGCCTATAAATACACCCCAAGTAAAAGCCCAGCCATAAGATGATTTGCCAAGGTGTACGTCGTACACAACATCAACTTTAGGTAATTTTTGCCCGCAAGTCTCACAATGTGTTTGTTTTTTTGTGGTGTAATAATTTGTGCCCATAAATTTATTTTAACTGTTAAAAGGGTATATCATCTGGGTTTACGTCCTCTTTGTGCTGGTCTTCTTGTTTTGGCTCGTCTTGTTTGTTCGGAAAATCAGCCATCGGGTCTTGCTCTACGTCTTTAACTGGCGTGTTGGCTCCTGCTTCTCGCTTCATCATTGGTATTACGTTGTCTGCCACAATATCGGTAACATAAATCTTTTGCCCGTTTTTTTCGTAGTTGTGGTAATCAAGGCGCCCGTCGCAATAGACCTTATCGCCTTTTTGCAGTTGTTTTGCTACCCATTCTGCGGTTTTTCCCCATGCTGTTACTCGGTGAAAGCTTGGCACATCTTCCCACTGGTCGCCCTTTTTAATACTTCGGTTTGTACAAATAACAAGGGTGGCTACTGCCTGCCCGTTTGGTGTGTACTTAAGCTCAATGTCCCGTGCTAAATTTCCCAAAAGTTTAATTTCATTGATTGAAAATGCCATAGTATTTTTAGTTTATAACTTCTATTTTAACTTGTGAAATGTCCGTTTTTGTTTCTAATGCCCTTGCCACGGCTGGCACTAGGTCGGCAATGCGCCCCAGTTTATTAAATCCGCCTGTATCGGTTACGGTTGCCTCACATGATTTGCCATTATCTAAATTAGTGAGCTTAACCCGCGTATTCATTGGGAGCCAGTTAAAAGCAATGGTCATTGCCTCATCATCTAGTGGCTGGCCGTTTGCCATTGTAAGGTTGGCACTACAACCCAAACACCCAGCCCGTGAGTAATGGCTTACTTTACCTGTCCAAACATTACTTTGTTTCCCGTCGGGTGCTTTTTTTGGTGTTACACGCTCTACGGGTGTTTCAGTTGGTTTTGGTGTTACTTCTTTTTGACAGCTATTTACAACAATTGGCTTATTCACAACATCATGTAGTATTTTAATTTCGGTGTTTTTGTCTCGTATATCTGCTTTAAGGCTTGAGATATAAAGACCTAGGGGAATTGGTAGTAAAAACCATGCAAAAAGAATAAATCCGATTATTGGGCTTGTACGTTTTTTCATGGTTTTTTCTTTAACTTGTAGTTACTCTCAATTTTAAGTACGTCGCCCTGTACCTCAATTGTGGTTTGTTTGGTTACATTCTTATAGTCTTCTAGCCAGTCGCTTAAACTTAATTGCTCTTCTTTTTTCTCGCCTTGCAAGTTTTTTATTTCCTGTTTAAGAGTAAAAAGGTCGCCCGTCGCCTCAAGTGTTTTGCGCCTCCCGTTTAATTCCTTACGTTTGGCGTCCATCTCTTCTTTAATGCGGTGATATTCCGCGTCGCCCTCTAGCGTGTCTTTATACATTTCCCGCTTTTTTTTAAGCTCCTCTGCTACTCTACGCACATTTTGTATACCTTGTTTTACACGGTCTGTTTGTACGTTAATCTCAAAAACTGGTGTTGGTACTACTGGGTCGTGCATATTTATCTTATTTTTTAACTGGTAATTTGACTAGCTTTACTTTGGGCTCATAGACGTTCTCGGTTATCTCAAAAACCTTTGTACCCTCTCGTAAAGTGCCGTCCTCACTCCATTTTTGTACTTGCCTTTCCGCCTCGGCCAAACTATTAAACGTCTGGCTTGACACGGTATAGCGCTTTTTTGTGCTCATATTTCGGGTTGTTTAACTTCTACCTCTTTAACACTTGTGAGCTTGCGCATTGTTACCACGTCCTCATCGGTAAAAATTCGGTAGTTATTTGCCTTATTCCTGCGGTCTGGGAGCAATCCCCGTTTTTGATAGTTGCGTACAGTATCTTTGTATACGCCTACTATCTTTGCAAATTCCGCTATGTAGTAGGTTTTCATATTGTTTTTTTATCCTGCAAACTAATAATTTCGGTAAAGTCGGCTACAACTTCGGAAAGCTGGGAAAGTTCAACCCAAAAAATCTCTTTATTGCCTCTAAAAGCAACAATTGTGCCTTGTTTTGGGTACTTTTCCAGCGTTACCCGTCCATTTAAGCGTCGTGCCAGTATCTCGCCTCGGTTTTCCGCCTGCGGTTTCTTGGGCGTTTCGCTTTTCGTAGCCTTTTTATTTACCATAATTATTATAGTTTAGTAATGTTTATAATGGTTGTCAAGTGGTAATCTTTGCCCTGCGTGTTCTGCCTATTACTACCTCGGTAACGTCTGGTAATTTTTTGAGGTTTTTGTAGGCGCGCTTTCTAGCATTTCCTTTATTGTATGCCTCAAGCTCGGCGGTTACTTCTGATATTTTCGCCTGTTTTGTTTTAATGTCTATGTAATATACGCGGGCGTCTACTTGATATTTTTCTGTGTGTTTACTCATATTGTTTGTGGTACAAATTTTATTTGTTTATTGCGGTGTGGGACGTTTGGGATAACGTATTCATATTCCCAAGCCCCCGTTTTTGGGTCTTGCCCCTCTTGAAAAATACTAGTAGCTACACATTGCCCGCCAT